TATTGATTGTCATGCCGATGACCTTGGTGCTCAGTTAGCAGAGCTTCAATACACCATTGATTCAAATGGTCGTATTAAGATTGAAACAAAAGATGAGATGCGCCGACGTGGTGTAGAGTCTCCCGATATCGCAGATGCTTTGATGTTAGCTTTCAAGAGTCATCGTGAGTTTGTAACCGATATTGTAATGTCTAGTTCGGGTTTAGTTAAACAACCCTGGGGAGTGTGAGTAGATGGCTGACAAGGTAGATATGTCAATTCACGGTATCAGTGGATTAAAACAATACGACGGATACATTGATGAAGAGTGGCACCCGAAGCTGTCTACGTGGGAGCGTGAGTATAAGGTTTACTCTGAGATGCGTGACAACGATCCTATCGTTGGCGCAATGCTTCACGGGATTGAATCGCTAATTCGGGGGTTAGATTGGCACGTTAAACCGCCCAATGATTCACCTGAAGCCCTAGAAGCTGCCGAGTTTCTGGAAGAATGCTTAGACGACATGACCAACACCTGGGATGACTTCGTAAGTGAGGTCATAACTATGCTGGTTTACGGGTTTAGTTACTTTGAAATCCTCTATAAAATCCGGGGCGGGAAGAGCGGCGATCCCACCAAAAACAGTCGCTTCAATGATAATAGAATTGGGTGGCGTAAGTTCGCACCCCGAGGTCAGGAAACCCTAGACAGATGGAATATTGATTCGGATGGAGGGATCCGAGGGATGTACCAGTCTGGTCTTCCTGACTTCACACAACATTTTGTTCCAATTGAAAAGTCTATGTTGTTTAGAACTAGAACAACTCGGAACAATCCGCAGGGTCGTAGCATTCTGCGTAACGCTTACCGGTCTTGGTATTTCCTTCGTCGCATTCAGGAGATTGAGGCGATTGGAATTGAGCGTGACTTAGCTGGGCTTCCAGTTATGCAAGTGCCACCCCGCATTCTTGCGACAGATGCTGACGCAGCAGATGTTTCTTTACGTGGGGATTTGGAAAACCTTATTCAGCAGATTCGTCGTGATGAGCGAGCGGGTATCTTGATGCCGAGTGAGACAGACCCTGAAGGTCGTCCAACTGGATTCAAGCTAGACTTGTTAAGCACTGGCGGTACTCGTCAGATTAATACGGATGATGTTGTTAAGCGTTACGAAACTAGAATCGCAATGTCTACCTTTACAGAGTTCGTAACTCTTGGAGCAGATGGCGGTTCAAGTCATGGGTTGGTTAGCAACAAGCTGAAGATGTTTCAGATGTCACTGGGCAACTTGGTGAACAACATCACCAGTGTGATTAACCGCTTCGCGGTAAACAAGTTATTCGAGATGAATCCTGAGTTCGACCAGGAGAACTGGCCAACCATTGGTACATCTCCGGTAGATACACCTCACCTTGAAGAGATGTCTAACTTCCTGAACCGTATGGTGATGGCAGGATTGATTACACCGGACAAGAAGATTGAAGATCACCTCAGAGCAATGAGCCGATTACCTAAAGCAGACCCTAATATTAGGGAAGCACAGGACGAAATGGGGCTCGAAGAGGAAATGGGACTAGAAGAGGGTCTAATTGAGGAGCCCGAGGAGGAGTCAGATGTCCAGTAAAACGGTAAAAGTGCCTGCACCAGAGGGTTATCACTGGATGATTTACGACGAATCAGGGGTAAAATTGATGCGAAATGGGTCATCTGGGTTCGTTCCACACAAAAATGCAACGCGAGTTTTAGAGGTTCAGGTGGTTGAAGAGCACTTAGAGAAGGCTGAAGGCAGTAAAAGGGGCGGTCCTCAGATAAGATTATACGATATTAACAGGGCAGTAGTGGGTAAATTAAAGGATCATGAGCTACGAATGATGTGGAAACGCATCAAACAGTGGTACGCGATGGGCAATACTAAGGGTGAGAAGCGTATGGGGATGCTTCAAGCTGCTAGATTAATTTATAAAGAAATGAAACGTCGAGGAATAACGCTAGGTGAGGGGGATCAAATGGCAGGACTCGTGGGTAAATCGGACATTCTGTTTGTAGTTGCAGAACCTACACCACTGGAGAAAGCTCGTAAGGAGTTTTTGGTTGGACCGGACGGTGAAACTTTTAAATACAGTTACCTTGAGCCGATGGGTCTTGAGAAAGAGGATGTCCTAATCATGGACATCGAACAATACGCAAAGGCTTACGGTAAGTCATCAAACACTCATACAATTACGGTGGCATTAGGTCGTGTTGCAAAAGAATACCTTGATAGTCGAGCCACCCATACTCTTCCGCATCCTGCTGCTTTGCGCCGTCATGGTGATTCTGGTGAAGTATCTCGGAAGATTAAGTCTATGTTTCGTTATATTACCGATATTGACAATGAGTCGTTTAATGTTTCGATTAGCAAGAGTGATGACGCAAAGAAGATTGTTTATTCCGCAGTGTTATCGCCAGATGCGGAAGATGCTCATGGGGATATGGTCCCTGTTAATGAGATTGAAGAAACAGCTCACAAATATTTAGATAGTAGTCGCACAGTTGGTCGCCAGCACTCTTCGCTGGCTAATGCAAATGTAGTGGAGTCCTATATTGTCCACTATCCTTCCGATGAAGATTATCGGAAAGCATTATCCGGGGAGAATCATAATTCATACAAGATACCTTTTGGTAATGACTACATTACTTCTGGGACTTGGGTAATGGGAGTGAAGCTTGGCGAAGACGAATATCAAGCAGTTCGTCGGGGCGATATTACTGGGTTTAGTATTGGTGGCTATGGCCGTCGTATCAAAAGAGAGAAGAGAGATTTACCACAAATCACTTATCTTACGATGCAGCCACAACCGGTAGCACAGGTTGAGGGGGTTGATAGCCCTCTTAATCAACCACTTGATTAGCAAATCACATATAATGAATAGTTAACTTGACGTTAATATAAATATTCTTTAGAATTCAAGTGTTGGAATTTAATATTCCTTTAGGCTGATTTAAAGCCACCCCATCGCTGATTCAAAGCATCCTTTAAATTGTTGGTCTTCCCATGCAGGATAGGTGCGAGGATGGAAGAAACTGTAAATACGCTCGTTGATCTGAATACGGTTGAGGTTTCCTTGGTAGACAAGGGTGCCAATAAGCGGGTGTTCGCAATTATGAAAGCGGAAACTATGAACGATGTAGTCAAAGACATTTTAGAAGTTCCTTTAGAGCAAGAGTCAGAAGTAATTGAATCTCTTGTTGAAAAGGATCTTTCTGAAGATGCGCGGCACAGTCTTATCGGAGCGATGAGATTGGTGCAGGCTTACAAGGACGAGGCAGGAATGCGTGAGGCGCTTGTGTCTCTTGCTGAACTGTTGGACTTTAACAAACCTGAAATGGAGGAACCCTCAATGGATCAAGAGATTGTCCAAGAAGAAACTTCCCAGGACGATCTTAATCTAGCGAGTGTTCCAGAAGAAGTACGCGCACAGGTTGAAGATCTCTGGAAAGCAAATGAAGAAGCAGTGAAGAAGGCTGAAGAGCTTGAAGCTGTACTGAAGGCAGAACGTGATGAGCGTTTGACTAAAGAGTATATCGCAAAGGCGGAAGCTGAGTTCGGTAATATTCCAGGTCACGGTGCTGATGAGCTTGGGCCAATGCTCAAGAGCTTGAATGCACATGATGCTGAGATGGCAGGAAAGATTGAAGGTCTTCTTAAGACCATGAGTCAAGTTCTTGCTAAGAGCGAAGTGTTTGCTGAAGCTGGCGTAACTACTCAAGATGCAGGTTCAGGTAAAAACCCTGAATCCCAACTTGACCAGTTAGCTACTCAGTATTCAACTGAAAACCCAGGCGTGTCCTACGCAAAGGCTTATGATTCAGTTCTTAAGTCTGAAGAAGGTCGTCGTCTTTATGCTGAATACGTTCAGAGAAAATAATCGAGGAGAAAAGATATGGCTTACGCTAATCCAAGTGGCGGTATTACTATTACTCTTGAAGCAAGCGGAGACTTGAGCGCACTTCAATTTAACTTCGTCAAGCTTGACGCTAACGGAAGAGCAGAGGTTTGTACTGCTGATTCTGCTGGAACAGTCCCGATCGGGGTTCTTCAAAACAAACCAGACGCGCTAGGTAAAGCAGCTACAGTTCTTGTTGTAGGTGTTACTAAGATTGAAGCTGGTGTTGCTTTTAATGAAGGTGATCGCATTGCTGCATCTGATGGTTCATCAGCAGCTGACGATGGCCAAGCTGTTGTTGCAGATGCAAGTGACTGCGTTGTTGGTCAAATGATCGTAGCGTGTTCCGCTGACGAGATTTCGACCGCTGTAATTAACTGCGCTTCACCCACACTATTTTAAGGAGGATTGAGACATGCCACAACCTAGTAGCACAGATGTCCATGTAGACGGACCCTTGACCAACCTTAGTGTTGGCTTCAAGAATGATATGAAATCTTTTGTTGCAGATCAGGTTTTTCCAACCGTACCTGTTGCAAAACAAACTGATAAATACTTCACCTATACCCAAGCGGATTTCTTTCGTACCGATGCACAGCTTCGTGCCCCCGGTACAGAGTCTGCCGGTTCAGGTTACAACCTTAGCACAGGCACTTACAGCTGTGATGTTCTTGCACTTCACAAGGATATTGCAGATCAAACCCGTGCAAATACTGATGCACCTCTAGACTTGAATCGTGATGCGGTTGAGTTCCTAACTCAACACATGATGCTTAAGCGTGAGCAGGATTTTGCAAGCACTTTTCTTACGACAAGTGTTTGGGGAACTGATTACAACGGCGACTGGACAGGATCTAACTCTGCAATTGATCAAATTCAAAATGGTCAAGATACAGTAGAAGATAATACCGGTTACCGTCCCAACGTTCTTGTTCTCGGCGCACAGGCTTATACTGAGCTAAAGAACAATGATGATGTTCTTGATCGTATCAAGTACACCCAAACAGGTGTTGTAACTGAGCAGCTTCTTGCAAGTCTTCTTGGTCTTGACAAGGTTTTGGTATCACGGGCCATTAAGAATACGGCGGCTGAAGGTGCAACTGCATCTTATTCCCGTGTAATGACTTCAGCAGAAGCGCTCCTAGTGTATGCTCCCGCTACTGCCTCACTCATGCACCCCTCTGGCGGATACACGTTTTCGTGGACCGGATACAGTGGTGCTAAAGAAGGTCAGCGAGTAAGCCGATTCCGTATGGATCACTTGCGTTCTGACCGGGTTGAGATGGAAATGGCGTATGACCAGAAGCTGATTTCAGCTGCTCTTGGTTATTACTTCACATCAGTCAACGCTTCATAGGTAACTGATTATGGCATGGACCTACGGAGGTGACCCAGCTAACTCTACTCGGGAGGCAGTTCGATTTTGGTGTGGAGACACAAATACCAATGATCAACTGCTTACCGATGCAGAGGTAGATTACATCCTGACACTTGAATCCAAGGTGATTCAAGCGGCTGCAACTGCGTGCGAGATGATTGCATCGGAGTTCGCAAGACAAGCCGATACGAAGAATGGGGCCTTGAGTGTCAATGCCAGTCAGCGGGCAAAAGCCTATGAGCGTAGAGCTTCTTTACTGAGAAGTAAGGTCAATCGTGAAGTAGAAGTCTTTGCGGGTGGCCTTACTGTCTCAGGTAAAGATTCTCTTAATGAGAGTACAACCGCAGTCCAGCCCGGTTTTAAAACTGGTCAGGATGATCGAATCGTTCTCGATGAGAAGAACGAATACAATCGATCATAATGGACGCGCAGTTAAAGAAGCAGCTGAGTTTAACTATCAACGTTAGAGCAGCAGCTAGTCGTAATAATTACGGCGACCCAACATTCGGAAGTGCTTCATCTATGTCAGCTCGTGTAGAGAATAAGACTGATATATTTGAAACCACGACAGGTATGGAAGAGCGACAATCAATTGTCGTGATTACGGAAAGTGAGATTAAAACCACTGACCGTGTTTTCCTCCCTGGTGATAGTGCTGACACTGCCAACCTTGGTCATGTTCCAAGAGAGGTGGCTAAGTTCTTTGACGAAAAAGGTAACGTAGATTTCTACAGGACGGTTCTTTGATATGAAAATTAAAATGCTAGAAACAAGTTATCAATTATCTAACAATCGAAGAACTTTTACTCGTCATCTTAAAGACCGTATCTATGATATCGGTGAAGAAGACGCCAAGCGAATCGTAGAGTCTGGTGCAGCTGTATATGCAGAAGGTGAAGATAACCCACCCAAGCCTAAACCTACGCCCAAGAAAAAGAAACCTAAGAACGTAGTTGAACCGCCTATCGAAGACCATGAGATTGCTTCAGTATCTGAGCCAGAGGAAGAGTCTGATGGCTAAGTTTAAAATCTTTGGAACAAAAGTTGGGGAACGTCCGACAGTTAAAACTGTTGCAGGGTTTAGATCTTCTTTGTTCAACGGAGGTATTGGGGGCTTCAAGACATCTGCTAAAAATTTAGATATCACAGAGAAGCAACTCCAACATGCAATCGCCGCAGCTTTGTTTGACGAAGCTGTAAAGATCATGAACAAAAGTCAGAAGCTTGTCCCGGTAGGTCCAGGTAAAACGCGAGGTGGGGATTTTATACCGGGAGGGGAATTGAAAAGGTCTGCTATTGTTAAAGCACCTAAAACAATTAAACGCCCTGAAAGTAATCTTAGTTACAACACCGTCTATGCTTTAAGGCAGCACGAAGAGCATTCAAGTAAATCCAAGTATCTTGAACGTCCTATTCTGGCCTCACAAGCCGGTATGAAAAGAAGACTGACAAAAGGTGTTAAGATGCATGCTAAAGATGGAACCAAGATAGGTCAGTTGTCTGACAAGGAATACGGATAATGGCTGCTCAGCTTGATGTTGCAACATTCATAGCATCTAGCCTTGGCAGTCTTACGTTAGGCACGAACTGCTTCGCTGGCCCCGTAAAGAAAGTTTCAACGGGTTCAGGTATTCCCCATACAGCTGTGTTTGTAATAGGCACAGGGGGGCTACAAAAAGAAGCATTTATCGATGGTGGTTCAAAGGGGGGATTATCAAGACCTACGGTTCAGGTCTTGATAAGGTCTGATAAGAATGATTTCTCAGGGGGTCTTTCATTGGCTGAAAGTGTAATGGCTGTAGTTGATATGGGACCACCAACAGCAAGTTATGTAGAATCAAGATCTAACGCATCTGAACCGATATACATTGGAACAGATGACACTGGCCACCATGAGTGGTCTATAAATTTAACGCTTACAAAGTA